TGTTTCCACCTTCGTTTCCTTCGCTTCCCCCTCCCCCTGCACAGTCATTCCCTGGTTTGAATCCTCCGGCTCCGGTCCCGCAATCTGCTCGATCTATCTTTTTTTTTTCGTCGGCCGGTTTCCCGTTTGGCGGTGGTGCTTTGGCTTGTGCCTCGCTTGCCATTGCCTGGGCTTGTGCCTGCTCGGCCAGTCCCTGAGCCTGCTGTGCCATTGCTTGCTCTGGCGTCACAAGTCCCAATTCTTTTTTCAGTTTTTCTTCTTTGGCCCGCTGGTAGAAATTACGCCGCCAGCTTCCACCCTTTTTCCCTATCTCGTCCGCGTATGTCGATTGCAAGGCGTTGATCGATAGCTCGCTGGCATGCTGCTCGGCCGTAATATCAACCCATTCCCATTCCGGCGGCTGAAATTCGACTGGAGCCATTCGCCTGCGGTCGTCAAGCAATTCCGTAGCTGTTGGAAATTCGGGTCGACCTACCAACGCCGCGGCATCGCAAAACACGTCCCACACCGGCTGACACAAGTGGGCCATCCAATACCGTTGCCATCGCCGATAGCGAGGCCTGTTTTCCAGTTTGCTGGTGCGACTCGAGGAATAACTTGTATTGGAAAAGTCTTTCGAAACCGATTCGTAACTTGTTCCGGTTCCCGCTGCGATGCCCTGCAGCATCAAGGCGATCCACGGTGCGGACGATGCATTAGGCCGGCCAGGATTGGCCGATTCGATCGACTCGCCCGGATTCAGATTCATAATCAAACCGGGTTGCAGGAATTCGTATCGCGTGCCGGAACTGTCCGTTGAACTGGTTTCCGTCGTTGGCAGTGCTGTCGTGATCGGCGTTTCGGTTTTTATGGCTGTTACAAAGCATGACGCTACGGCGGAGGCTTGTATTTCGTTTTCTACGTACAATCCCAAATCTCGGAGCCACTGGACAACGGGCGCGTACCATGTAACGCCGCGTGATTGCCCGATTCGGTCCTTGCGGAACAAATGGATGATATCCTTGGCGGGAATCCGCTTTGGCGTTCTCGCGGAAAACACTCGCGGATCACTTGGATGGGCTGGGTAGATCCAATACGCAACGGGCATGCCGTCCTGGTCCATTTCAACGCCGCGAGTGATTCGCGTTTCGCTGGTGTTGGCATGTTGAATGAACGTGTCTCGATCGACGGCCAGTCGGTCGGCCTCCACAATTTCCAGTGCCAATGGAACGGGACGATAGATGCCTTTGTAAGTGCGAGGCACTTTTAGCAAATGAATCAGACATTCGCCCGCTTCGACCATTTCGCGAAATGCTAAAACCTGCATTTCATTAAATGTTAGCTGACCGTTTACGTCGCAGACTTCCGCCCATTCGCTCCACGTCTTGTCGCGGTTTTCGTTGGTGTCCTCTTCGTCTTGCCCGGCTGGTGTTTCCAGCATGGATTGGACATTGATCCCGCAGCCCAGCGTTTCAGATACGATCGCCTCCAACGCTGACCATGCGTAAGCGTTATCCCGCACAAGCATCCGTGCCCACGCGCGTAACGAATCCGCACCAAATGGACCGGCAAGTTCTGTATCGGCCGGCTGGTTTTTCGGTCGTGCCTGATTATTCAGGCGATTAGCCTCGGCACCGTGATATGATCGTTCCATTCGCCTGGCATTGGCACGACGTACGGCCGCCGCTGGTGCGAAAACTGAAACCGTATAATCCACGAGCTGCTTAAGCATCAGGTCGTTGTCCTCGTGAATTTTGCCACACTGATACTTGCGGCGCCGCTGGCCCGGTTGACTTCACGCTGAAGCAATCGCCGTTCTTCAAATAATGCAGGCAGGTCGAGCTTAGAAACCGATCTGGAACCAATCGAATAGGACGAATGGCCACCGGTCAGCAATGCCGTGATTGCTGTTTCGACTTGCGTTAAAAGTGCGGACGGATCAAGGGCCATGCCCAAATAATAACGAGGATTTACGCTATTCTGCGTAGACTTATTCCACCATGATGGAAACCGTTATTGGATTTCCTTCCACGTATGCCCGCAAAACTTGCATAGACAATATCGCACGACAGCTCCGTCAATCCGAATCGTGCCGTTGACCGCCGTGTAATTTTCCTTCGAAGGCCGTACAGCTGCGCAGGCAGAACATGGCGGCGGAACGTATTGCCGTGGCTTGGGCACTGGTCGACGAATTGTCTTTTTGCGTTTCATTTCCTTCGTTGCCATAAGTTCCCCCTGCTCGGCACCCACCCCCCCGGCCGCTGCCGGTATCTTGCCGTTTGCGTTGGTAATGGGGCTGTCGATTTCATCGGGATTGGCTCCGGCCGATTTTCTTGAATCAGAGTCATCCCCAGACACCCCAACGCACAGCAGGCCAGTGCCGCCGCGTCCAGATAGTGGTTGTTGCGATTTTTGACGATCCATTTTCTTATCCATCCTTTATCGTCCACGAAACGTTCCTGGCGACATTCTGAAACAATGTGGTGCGATATTGTTTGATGTTCTCTGATGTCCGTTGGCGAATACAGCGTAAACGATCCGTCTTGGCGCTGCCCTTCGTCGTTCCAGGGTGGCGTCTGGAATCTCAATTGTAGCCAATGTTTCCAGTGCTCAACGTCGACATTATAAAGCCAAATGCCATTGGGCTGTTTTTTTGCGTGGCAATGCTCAAACGCTCTTGCCGTATGTTTATTGGCTCCGGTAATTGTTGGCATGTGGAATTGCCCGCCCGAATAACCTTTAGACGCTGCCCAACCTTCTTTGATGTTATTGACCGCCCTGTAAACCGCTTCGGTATGATCGCCGTCGCCTGAGTCAACCAGCGTAAAGTCCGCCGGGTTTTCGGTCATCACTTTTGGATGCAAATCCAGCAACGCCCGGTAAATTGCTAACTCCTTCGCCGACTGGCTCATGCCTTTAACGTATCCGCTTACCTCCATGATACCGTAATCGATCACGTCGCCGATCGCGTTTCCGTATGTCGCTATTTTCACCCAATGCCCGTAATGATCTCCGATATCGATGCCCATTCCGATTTTGCAGACTGGCTCCGGCAGGATATTCTTTTCTCGTCCGCTGATGCGATTGGCCACGGTTGCAGCGGTTAGTTCTGTTTGTTTCTCGGTATCGTCCGGCGATGGATCATTCTGGTATTCGGTCTGATACGATTCCATGTCCGTATCGGCGATTTTATTCCACGCCTGTTGAATCGCGGAATGTACCAATTGCGTTCCATCTTCGAGCTTAACCGGCACAAAATGATTGGACAGCATTTCCACGCCTTCATCCATCGCCTCGCGGTTGTCAAGGTAAAACTGAATTGCGTTCCTTCCGTGCTCGTCGCCCTCGGATTGGTCTTTGTGCCGAATGGCAACGTATTCTTTCCACTTGTCCATGTCCTTTGGCCACGAAACGACCATGCCAAACCGCACACCGTTCCATGCTGGTTTTATTTTCGAGTCGGTTAATCGGTAGCTGAGGCAATAACAGTTTTGAACCGTCGTTAATACCGTGATCGACATGTTCCCTTCTTGCGATCCCAGTCCGGCAATATCCCGATCCAAGATTTCTTCTCGGTCAACGCCTTGGTCATAGCTACGCGCACTCTCTCGCGTTTCCGGATCATCTAATAGAACGAAGTCCACCCGGTCGCCCCCGATGTTGAATCCGCGAAATGCAGAGTCCAGACCGAAGTAGGCCATCTTGACGCCTCCATACTCCGAGCCTTCTACGTCCGGCATTCGAAAGTAATCCGAGGCTGTCCAGATTATGCTGGTCAATTTCCCGGCTACGTGTTGCTTGGCTGCTCGCTGTGGTGCTCCTTCCAACGCCCGGATCGGAAAACACACTTCCGGAAAATCCGCCAGCAGCAAATCATTCTTGGCGAACTTGTCTTGCACGTCCTTGTAGATTCGCTTGGCCAACGCGGTTGTGGCGCCTCCGATCAACGGACAACGGCACATGCCGGCAAGTATCAGATACGCAATCAGACCTTTCGCTACCTCCGTCTTGCCGCAACCTCTGGGAGCTGCGACCGCCTGCCGGCCGCCATACGCCGCTCGGCTCACGATCGTGTCAATCATCCGGTGATGGTGAGGGCCGAACGGAATCGTATAACGCGATTCAAAATAGGTTTTCAGAAATAACTCAGGATCGGCAAGACACCGCTGCCGGCGATTCCAATCCACCACGTCCGGGATCTCAATCCTGGCCGCCTCGCTACGCTTTTCACGCTGGCGGCGTAAGTCCTTATCCCGCTCGGTGGGCTGTGGAGTCAATAACGACTGCAGAATTGTCATCCGTTCCATCGGTGAGAATTCCAGCAGGATTTTCTCTAATTCCCAATCGTTCAGCGATTTCAAGAAATCGATTTCGGTCTGATTGTAACTGGCTAACATGCTCATCTTTTTGGTTCAGCGTATCCATAGCAACCAACGTTTTCGCCGCCATGATTTTGGCCCGCTCGCCCGCTGCGTCGTTTCCAACAATCCGCAGCATTTCCAAAACAATATCTTCACGGGAACTGTCCGGGATCGGCCAACGCTGGCGGATCGAACGTTCAATCAATTTCAAGTCGCTGCGAATCCCCACGCTTTCCCCCAAACCCCCACACAGTTTATTTTCTGTGGCACCCCAAACCCTAAACCCCCACCACGCATGGGTTTACACCCTCCAGAAACTACGGACTATATTTTGGAAATCTTGGGCAGCTTCGG